ATCATCAGTTCTTTGATTGGCAAAAAGACGGTTGCAATACCCAATAGCCACAACTTTACTTTCATCTTTTCTCTTGTTTTTTAAGATACTGCTTCAATAACTTTTCATACTCCTTTCGCTTTAATACGATGGGGGGAGAAAGTCTCTTATTGACCATTGGTTGCGCCATTGTCTATATGAATTTGAGATTAGAAAATTACTCTTTCCGTATGGGTTTCTATCTGGGAAGATGTTGTTGTCCGTGTTGTTGGTGTACTCTGGAAACAACGTTGAATTAAAACACAAATAGTCAACCATTCTTTTGGTGTACCATCTCGCATTTTGACGTGCAGCCTCTTTCAAAGATTCCATTTCGAACTTTGTAACTGGAGTAGTGTCTTCACTTTGTCTACTCACCAAGTTTCCGTTATCGTGTTTGTATAATAGAGATGGATATAATTCCACCATAGTCCACCACAACACAACCTTCAACACATACTCATTGAGCAATGTTTCGTAATCGCCTGACAAAGTAGAATTCGCCACATCATCCTTTAATTTTACGGTCAAATTTGTACCCAAAAAGTTGGTCAAATACTTATCCTGCGCAAGATAGATGGCAGGGCGAATAAGATTGGGATCAACTGCATCAGTTAATGGAGTAAATTTCTTGATGTAGTCCTCGTTGATGAGTAATATCTCTTGTGGTATTGGCATTTTCTTAAATTTTATTTGTTACCGAAACGTGGATTGGTAGGTAGGAATCCATTGTATGGCATATCAATTGGTCTCTTTTCTACCAAATAATTATTGCGAACTTTGTACCCTGCCTTTTCAGCTTTTGACCAAGCCTGAGTACGTACATTTGGACTGTTCAAATCTAATCCAAATCCTTTTGCGCTTATGTACAATTGCTTTTTCCAAATGTGATGGCAGTTACCGCCGCCTTTATACAACCAACATGAGTAAGTATCAGCACCATTTGGCCCCCATCCCGGATTAACTGCCCTATTGTTCATTGCCATTATATCTTCTTTGCGATATAGCTTGTCAGCTTGTAGCATTTTAGTACAAAAAGGTCGTGTGACATCTGTGATTCTACCGCTGTATCTGTAACGTGTGTAGTACTTACGCTCATCGATAGTAGCATCTTGGTCACTTACTGCATTTGGTCTTGCTGTTCCCGTACTTACTTGATGAATTTCTACTGCATCAAAGATGTGTGAGATAGCTTCATTTTCCGCATCGTCCTCATCGTAATCTACATCGTATTCATCTATTAAAATCCAATCTTCGTTTGCATCTTCGCCAAGTTGGATAAGTTCTTCTGCAATGCTATCTAATTCAATTGCATTTTCTTTAGAAATGCTTTGGTGTTCGCACTCAACTTTTTTTTTTACTGCTGACTGCTGCGCTTCAACTGGTTGTACTTCCAAAATCTCATTTGAAATAATTCTTGGATTAGCCACAACATTGGATGCCTCACAAATTATAGCAATTCCATCCTCAATAAGTCTTTGGAATGGCTCAATAACTTGGCGTTGAAATATAAATAGAGCAGTTCGCATCTCATCGGTATTGCTACCCAATCCACCGCCATCTCTCACACCAAATAACAAAGGAGATGTCACACGGTGAGCAATCATTATCTGCTTTGTACATTCCTCACTTAAAAACTGATATTGTTTATCTGCATCGTTAATTGGAAAGGCTGTGAATTCAACACCTCTATCTCTTTCCTCATTAAAGAATGTCAATACCTTACCTGCATTTTCAGCACCTTGTATGGACATCTGCAACTGATTTTTTATTAGATGTTGTTCCTCTAAGGAAGGTATGCCATTGTTGAAAGACGCAATCAATGAAGGGAAAAAACCATTGAGAATATTGTTAACGTGGTATTCACCTATTTGTCTTGTAAGTTCGATATAATTTACACTACCAATGTAGTCAGGTTTCGGGTAATATTCACTACCCATCTTTAACGTATGTACAAAAATGACTTGCTTAGGCAATGCATCTTTAGTTTCTTCGTCAAACATTGGTATAAAATGCGGTGTGTTTTTCTTTTTCCGCATATCAGACCAGTCACGTGAATACCACACACCAATCAAATCATCATTTTCATCGCTACAAGCTAAACGACAATTCTCAAAAGGTAGATGGTTAACCTGAGCAATGGTTGTTCTATCCATTGACCAAATAACCTCCAAATAATAACCTCCAAAAAGTTTAAGGTCTCTTGATATGTGTGGGATGATTGAATCGATTTTTAAGCCACTTAAATACGCATTGGCGACATCATTACCTCCAACTATTCCCTGCCCTGCAATCATTTGGCTAATTGAGTTCACAATTGATCCGTGTACTGGCGATTCGCTTTGTAATTCAATCAAATACTGCGGATACATATTAGATTCACCAAAATTCACCCATCCCCTTGATACATTCTCTCTCTCAATTGGTGCAATCTTTACATACTTAGCCATTTCGACTTTGTCTCCGACTCTTGATTTTATATTTGAAAGGATGTTATCCATTGTATTCGATGTCATTTGGGATTGTTAAGTTGGGCTGGTCAAAGTATTCAGTGAGTGCTGTGAATTCAATAAATCCACGCTTCAATTCTCCTACCACAACAGCATCCTCAGGATCCAAGTTAGTAGATGAATTTTGACCATAAATAATATAATTGTAACGACCACTTTGAGTGATTAAAACGCATCCATTCTCCGCATCATCCGTGTCAGTGCTCACGCTCAAAGTTGTGATGCGCTCATTGCTATCAACTAAGATAGGAATGACTGCAAAAAGTTGTAATGTAATCTCATTTTGCAAGATTAACAGATAGTCCGTAAATGGAGATAAAAGCAAAACCCCCTCTTCTAATGAAAGAAGAAGGGTTTGCGATGCGGTATTTGTCTGTAAGTAATTCATTACCTACAAAGTTAATTAAATTGTTGGTGCTACAACAGTGATTCCACCATAGTTATCGAATGGTAGACTTGTATAAGATTCCAAACGATATGCTTTATGCGCCTCTTCTGCGGTAAATGTAATGGTGTATCCGTTAAGGTCACCTTTGGCAGTTCCTGTTGAAGTAGTCATTGCAGTAACTTCTGCGCCATCCATACGACCAACCATCCAAATGTTATTGTTGTTATCTTGAACAAAAACAATGAGACGATTTTTAGCGACCAATTCCAATTGCTTTCTGCGTGCAGGACTCAAAGCAAAGAATGTAGCGGCAACGGTTTGAGTGTAGAAAATTGTACCATTCTCAACAGATGAAGCTACTTCCTCATTGAAGCTACCAGTATGCTTTGGGCAAGTATACTTATAGATGGATGCGGTAGGCAATCCATCAACTTCTTCAGTTCCTGCATCAATAGTTACATTACTCAAAAAGTCAGCGTGTTGTTGCAAGTAAATTGCTTTAATACCACCAATGGTATCTTTGCAATCAAGTGTAAATCCAGCGGTTAATTCACAAGCCATATTTTTATATTTTTTTTAGAGTTAAAATAAAGGGAAGGCAGACCTAACCACCTTCCCTATTACTTGTGGTTTTATTAGTCGTTGTAGCAATAAACAACGTCACCCAATACACCGACTTGAACTCCTACACGGAATCTCATAGCCATACGTACGTTATCGGATGCATCAGTCAAAGTCATGTCAACTACTCTTACTTCAGCGAAATCAGAGTTAGCATCTACACCTACAAACAAGTTAGATGGTTGAGCAGCAATTACTGTTCCGTTGCTGATACCTGGACAAACATAAATGTCGTATCCATTGAACTGCAAATTGAAATCTGAATACGCTTGGAATTGTTGCAAGTAACCATCTGCTGCAACCGCTTGACGATAAAACTGAGCAGTTTGACGATTCATATACAACTTAGTCTCAGGAGAACCAATCAAAGCAACTGGCAAGTTGTTGATTACTTCATTCAAGTTATCAATTACAGTACCAACTGCCATAGCTCCAGCATTCCAACCATTACGGTAGTAAGTAGAGTTTACATCAACAATTTCTTCAAATCCATCAAATGCAGGATAAGTTCCAGCACCTGAAGTACCTTGCCAAATTGTGAATTCGATGTTTTCAGCAACTTTAGCAGCAGCGTAACCGATCAAAAAGTCAGAGAAATTAGCAGGAACAACATCATTGATGAATCCACGACCAGTTTGAGATGCTTCCCAATCACGTGCAAATTCTTTTTTGCACAATTCCAAGTTAACCTTCAAATCTGATACAGTCAAAACTGACTCATTCAATTGCAAGTCTCCAGCTTGAGAGAAATCGCAAGATGCAGCTTGTACCAAAGATGCCGCATTTGACAACTTCTTCATTACAGCCTTGTACTTAACACCCTCTTTAAGAGTTACATAATTTTTAGCTAAAGTATCTCCTGATAAGATAGCTGCGTTGATGTATGGCAACGCTAATTCACCTGCGTAGGTTGAATTGTTAATGGTCAATGAATCAGCCATTTTTTTTCTTTTTTATTTTTATTTGTATTTGTTTATGATTGAGAAGATTCTATTCTTAGAATCCATTTTAGCCAAGTCAATTGGAGCAGATTGTGCAACTGCAACTGATTTCTTTACGCTATCTGTAGCTGGTTGCTTTGACATCTTTTCGATGGCAGAAGAAAGAGTTTCTTTCTCAGCGTTCAATGAAGAAATCTTAGCCTCAAAAGCCTCCATCAAAGAGTTGATTGTTGACTCGAACTCTTCACGGCTAACACCATCGAAAGCAGCTTGTTTTTCTTCTTCGATTTCAACCTCTACTTCTGTTTCAGGCTCTTTAATCTCAGCGATTACTCCACCGCTTACCACGATTACTTTACCTTCAGCAGTTGTATGCTCTCCATCGGGAGCAGGTACGGGATTGCCATCTGCATCCATTACGAAAAGTTCGCTACCTACTGCGAATTCAGCATCGGGTGAATACACCTCAGTGCCATCAGCCAAAATAGCCATTGCCATCTGTGCCTCTTTTGTTATTTCTCCTTCGGCTGACAACTGAATACCAAATGCCTTCAATCTATCAGCGTACTTAGAAACAATTTCTGTTACTTTGTTCATATCTACTTTTTTGTTTTTCTAATCATAAGTAGCAAAAACACTACTTTTGTTCCAGCATAGTTTTCGTTTAAGTTTGTTTAGTTGTTGTAACAAGAAAGGCCCCCAAACGTGGAGGCCTTTTTTGTCGGGTAAACATACACCTGCACTGGTGTAATTCATCACAACCCACTCAATTCATTCTCTAACTCCTTCATTATCTTTTCGATTTCTTGTTGCGTCATATACTCATCACTGATTTCAGTGAAGAATCCCTCCAATGAAAAA